CATATTTCATGCTCAACCAGTCCCTTATCTTAGTGAGATTGAGTTGATTGTACACTATCAAAAACACATGCCAACAGTGTTGTTGACGGCCTGCCAAACACCCATATCTGGCATAGACAATCTTGTGCATTTTAATTTTTACTGGAATAGAGCCAAATCTGCCTATCTTGACAAGCGCCCATCATGGAAACAGTTGCCCGCCGAAAACTACAATCAATGGCCTATAGAAACAGCCAGACGCCCGGGTGCTGTACTTTCTTTGTACGGCAAAAATAATTGGGCACTTAAACAACATTTATACTATCAAATAAAACATCTTTCGGGCTATCATAGCGGACATGATGTTGATACAAGTTTACCCAGTGAATCTAATATTACCGATTTATCCATGTTGTGTGCAACGCCACCGGCAAGAAAATATTTTGATAACACATACATATCAGCACAAATTGAGTCATTGTGCAAAGGCCCTACTGTGCTTTACTCAGAAAAAACTTATGATCATCTGATACAAGGAAGATTTGTAATGAATTTTGGTCCTAAACATTTTTATCGCACTCTTGTGATGGATGGATGGAAACTACCTGTTGGTGTAGATTACAGTTGGGACGATATGGGAGATACCCGGAATACCTGGGAAGTGCAAACAGAACATAGATTTCATGCTTATATCAAATGTTTGGTAGAGTTGGCATCTGACCTGGAACGCCTACACAATCTATTCATAGCCAACATTGAGGTGTTTGCTCATAACCATGAACAACTTCGGCAAAAGCCTTATGATATTATTAGTTTAGAACAACTTGCTCATAAATACTCTTGACACCAAGGCAAATAGCGCATATACTACTACTGTGTTTGCACTTTTTCTTTTGTGGCACAGGCAACAATTGATCTAAGTAACTTAGATAGGCAACACACATAGGCAACTTATTAAGGAGAAAAACTATGGCATCATTATCAGAAATCAGAGCAAGACTACAGGCAGCGGAATCAAAACAAGGTGGTCAATCCACCGGTGGGGACAATTCGATTTACCCACATTGGAACATGGAAGAAGGCCAGTCGGCCACACTACGCTTCCTCCCCGACGGTAACTCAAAAAACACTTTCTTTTGGCAAGAACGAGCAATGATTCGTTTACCTTTCAACGGCGTCAAAGGAGAGATGGAATCCAAGCAAGTTATGGTACAAGTACCTTGCGTGGAAATGTGGCAAGAAGCCTGCCCAATCTTGGCAGAAGTACGCACCTGGTTCAAGGACAAGAGCCTTGAAGACATGGGTCGTAAGTATTGGAAAAAGCGTAGTTACATATTTCAAGGTTTTGTTCGCGAGAACCCCTTGAGTGATGACAAAACACCAGAGAATCCAATTCGTAGATTCATCATTGGTCCACAAATCTTCACAACTATCAAAGGAGCCTTGATGGACCCTGAACTGGAAGAATTGCCAACAGACTACCTGCGTGGTCTAGACTTTCGTATTTCAAAAGGTGCCAAGGGCGGATTTGCTGACTACAATGGTTCAAAGTGGGCACGTAAAGAGTCAGCACTGACCGAAGCAGAACAAGCCGCAGTTGATGCACATGGCCTGTTTGACTTGAGCACATTCTTGCCCAAGAAGCCCACAGACGTTGAGTTGAAGGTTATCAAAGAGATGTTTGAAGCAAGTGTAGATGGCCAGCCATACGACACAGAGCGTTGGGGTCAATACTTCCGCCCTGCTGGTGTACAAGCACCTGCTGGTGGATCCGCCCCAGCAGTAATAGTAGATAGACACAGTGATGTTCACGAAGTGGCAGCAAAGCCAGCACTAAAAGTAGCGGCCCCGGTCAGCGACTTTGATGAAGATGATGCGCCAGCGCCAACTGCTCCTGTGGCAAAACCTGCTGGTAGTGGACAAAAAGCCGAAGATATTTTGGCCATGATCCGCGCACGTCAACAGAAGTAATGAGCCCTCTGGACACTGAACTGTTTCCAGATCTATGTGAAGTGGTAGAGATACCACTTCACAGTCAATGGGTTTATCTAATTCAGAAAAACGGAAACAGCAGTTTGAGAATTCAGCAGACAAGAGATAATCTTGCTGTGTTTACCAATGACCGGGTCCAGGTGCTTGATTATGTGGATGTCTACATACGCAACCCCCGCGACAGATATGTTAGTGGTGTTAACACATACCTGCAACATCTTCAACGCGATCACCCTGAGTTAGATCTTTCTACTGCATTTTGGTTTGCCAAAAGGTACAAATTTTTAAACACACATTACCTGCCACAATTTTACTGGTTAGCAAATCTTTCTCGTTACCTGCGTAGCGACGCAAAAATACGCTTTAGAAACTTCAAAGACTTTGGTGCAATAACTACATTTAAGTGTCGTGCCACTGTCATCCCGCCAACACAAGATTTTGTCAATCGTTTATTAACAGACAACAGTGGAATTGAGTTGTGGTTGTATTTGGATCAAATACTTTTAGAGTTAGCAGGTCAAGAGTTCACTTGGTCCGAATTGTTGGATTACTATCAAATTAATCATAAAAGTATTATAGAACATGTATTGCCCAAGACTTGATCATTTTGTGAGATTCAATCCAAATGGAACACTAAGTCGATGTGGTCATATGGTCTTACCTCCGCAGTTTGATACTCTGGAACAAATGGATTCTAGTGAATGGTTGGCCAAGATCAAAAGTATAGATAGCCCAGCAGAGTGTATACGTTGCATTCAAACAGAATCTGTTAATGGTACCAGTATTAGACTCAATACCATTGAGTTTGACCAACAACAAACACGACCAGACTACTTGATTGTTGGCGGCGTTTTAGACAATGTGTGTAATGGTGCCTGCTTGACCTGCAATGAGCAATTGAGCACCAAAATAGGTAGTTTAACAAGCAAAACCTATCCCATCATAGACAACAGCAGTGGATTTTGGCGCCTGCCCTTAGAGCGTGTGACGCATCTGGATATCAATGGCGGTGAACCCAGCGCCAGTAAAAACTACAAACACATACTAGCCAATCTTCCTAAAAACATTGTAAGTGTCAGACTTAATACAAATTGTTCAACCGTATTAACCGAATTACAACCACTTGTTGCACGTGGAGTAAAAGTAACTGTAACTGTCAGTTTGGATGGAATTGGTGATGTACATGACCGTGTGCGTTGGCCAATCAAATGGGATCAATTTTATAAAAATTTAATGGCATACCAGTCTATGGACCTACATGAATTGAATACTTGGACTACAGTCAGCGCCTTGAACATAGGAGACTTTGAAAATATCAAACAGTTTGTGGCAACAAATGACTTATTACACAGTTGGGCCTTGTTGCAAAATCCTGATCCAATTAATGTCAAGTACACAAACTCATTGACTCAACCATACATTGATGTTATTACAGGACAGGTAGCAACAGACAGCAACAATCAAGTTGAGTTAGATATATTTTTAAAAAATCAAACAAAACTAAGAGGAATAGCATGACCAATCGATATTATAAAAAACTAGATTGCCCAAACTACACAGAGATCAATCAGGATTTAATAGATTATGTACACAAGTACACTACGCTTCTTACCAAGTCAGATGACTATAGATACTGTAACTTTCCTGATAGATTTGGACAAAGTGTTAGACATTTTGTCAATGCCAACCCAAAATTGATTACCTGGATAGGATCAATGAAACTGATTTTGAAAGATGTTTATATTACTCTAACCTGGGATGTAAGATGCGACGAGTACCCAGAGTCTAGTATTCCCATACACGTGGACAAACCGCCGGTGTACTGGAAAATAAATTGGCCCATAATGAACATGCAAAAAACAGCAGTAAGATTTTATGAACCAAAAGATCCCGCAGTTAATATCAATACGTTGGTCAAACGCACCGGTAACCCTAACAGCAAAGATTATGACCACTACCTATTCGAATACAAAGATTTCAACGAAGTCGACCGACATGACTTTTCAAATAATCAACCCATCATTATGAATGGGCAAGTTGCACATGATGTCGGTTTTTATCCAGACCCAGTGTTTCCTAGAATAGGTATGCAAGTTATGTTTTGGAAAGAGCCTACACATTTATTATGAAAATAGCAATCACAGGCGGCACTGCCGGCATAGGTCTAGCACTAGGTAATGTATACCAAAGTCGTGGACATGAAATTTTACAACTGAGTCGCCGCACAGGAAATAACATACGTGTTATAGCAAAGATTGCAGATCAAATTGAATCGTGCGATATGTTTATCAACAACGCACAAGTAGGATACGCACAAACTGAATTGTTGTTTGAAATGGCTCAGCGTTGGTCGGGCACGGGCAAAAGGGTCATAGTCGTTAGTACTATGCTC